CGTCGATCTGCCCAATGAGACCCACGCCGGTGTAAATGTCAGCCGGAGAGTCCGGGTTCGCCAGGTCGTACAGGCTGGTGTTGAGTCGCAGCGGCCCGCCCGTGAACAGCATCTCGATCAGCATGCATAGCGTGGCGCTGTTGCTGGCAAGGGCAGCGGCTGCGGGGGAGGACAGAGCTCTCATAGTTCGATCAGTGCCAGTTCGGTCGGCAGCGTCATGCCGGGTCTGTACACCAGACCACCGCTCATCTCGGGGCACACGACGCCGACCTTGGGTTTGCTCCATGTAACGGCAGAGCTGCTTCCGATCGCGGTGCGTAGCCGGTTGACCAGCGGCACGGTGAGCGCGGTGCCGGACGCTGTGCAGTCCGTCTTAACCATGAACACCTGGCTCCCGGCCCCGATCATGTCTCCCGCCTTGAGCGTGGAGCCCGCCGCTACGGTCAGGATGAGCGTTGAGGCGCCGATCGCCGCAGACGTTCCGACGACTGGGGACCCGCGCATGGTCCCGACCGGCACAGGGCGCCCCCAGTGGTAGATGTCGACCACATTGACACCGCCTGCCAGCCACATCAGCAGCGCGTCCAGCTGACCGCTGCGCTGACGGCGCTTGCCTTCCCCGGCCAGCGCGATGCGGACCTCCCAGTGCTCGCCAACAAAGTCCACAGCCTGCAACGACCCCGTGAACGGACTGCGGAACTGAAGCCCAGCCTTCGCCAAGCGCCACTCGACGGCGGCTGGGTGCAGAGTTTCAGGCCATACTGGATTTGCCATTGACTAGGCCCTCGCAAACGCGCCGTTGGTGCGCATGCTGCGCATGATCTCGGCCTTGGCGCTTTCCTTGGCAGCGACCATGGCGTTCGCCACCTCGCTGCGGCTCACCCCTTGCCCGACGTTCAGCGTCTGGTTGATGGTGATGCCACCGCTCAGGCGCGGATTGCTGTCGATGTTGCCGCCTTGGTCGCCCATCAACAGGAACTGCTGACCGTTGAGGTTGAGCCCCTCGGTGCGCAGCTCGTTTACGCGGTACATGCCGCCAGCACCGACAGGCCCGCCGCCAGAGCGCGGGCCCATTCCGACCCCAGCGGCATCCCCGGCAGCGTTCGTCCCCGCGCCGCCACCGCTGCTTAGGCCCTGTAGAATTATGCCCATCAGTTGATTGATCGCCGCGTTCCCAGCAGCGACGATCGGTTGAATCATGGGTGTGAGAATCGTCTTGGCGAACTCTGCCTTGAGCAAGTTGATGAACACATCTGCGAAGGACTTTCCGTTCTGGAACCCTTCCATGATGCCGTTGGCGATGCCCTCGGCGATCGTCTTGTCGGCTGCGTCTGCGGTCTTCTTCAATTCGTTCTCAGCATTCCTGTTCGCCTCGCTGCTCAGGCTGTCGACCTTCTTCCCTTGAAGGATGGCGCGGTCGCGTAGCAGTTTAACCTCGCGCTCAAGGATCAGGATGCTGCCTTCGTAGCCTTCATACTCCCTCTTGCGTGCGATCTCTGCTTCCTTGTCGATGATCGCCATCTGAATCTTGGTCGCGAGCAGCTTCTCTCGCTGAAGCTGGTCCATGCCCAGCATATTGACCTCGTCCTCCAGCGCGCTGTTCGACGCGGTCAATGCCTCGATCCCTTTCCACCATGCCGCAGTCGCCTTGTCAGCTTCCACGGAAGCAGCGTGCTCTGCTTCACCCAACTTCTTCCATTCTCCAATCATCTCGATCTCAGCAACGCGCCCGCGCATCTGAGCTTCAAGCGCAGGGGTCAACCCGGCAATGCCCTGACGAATTTCAAAGTTCAGCTTCTCAGCAGCATTCATCTCCGTCAGCGCCTCAACCTGCTTGTTCAGCGCCTCAAGGTACTTATCGGCCTCCGAGACCTTGTCCGCAGATAGCTTCCCAGGTCTGTCTTCAAAGTTGACTCCAGTCAGCCTCTCGTTGCCGCGAGGAGTGCCTGGCGGTGTAGGACCACGACCACCCAGCAGGCTGTTGATCTTTTCGTACCTGACAACCGCTGCTTCATCACGAGCAAGTTTCGCTTCGGCAGCGGTGATGTTCTTTCGGATGTCGGCTGCGTCTCTGTCGATCTGAGCCTGCGTTGTTCCAAAGATGCCGATGGTTTCGGAAGTCGGCTTTGTCGCAAGTGTTCTGTTGAGTGATAGCTGTAGCTCGTTCACCTCGTTCTTGGTTTCCTTCAGGTTCTCATAGACGCTTCCGGTTCTTGTGGCAAGAACTATGGCTTGCCACCAGCTACCAGTCGCCTCCTTTGCGAGCACGAACTCTGTTGTCAATCTCGCGATGAGAGGAATTATGTCATTCCCAAGCGAAATCTTCAAGTCCTCCAGAGGCATCTTCAGCGTGACCAAGTTGTCCTCGAACTCCTTGGCGCTTCTCGATGTGGAGTCCATTGCTGAGCTGCTCTGGATTCCGCGCTCACCAAGCTCCTTCAAGAACTTCATGAACTGAGCGCCGTTGCCTCTGAACAGCATCATCGCAGCGGCGCTCTTTCCTGTTCCGTCCTCGAACTTATTCATCGCCTTGGCGACTTCAAGCATCTGCTCATCAGCGTTCAGCCCCTTGAACGCTTTTGCTTCCAGCCCGAGCGCGTTGAGCGCACGGCCAGCGCCGGAAGTCCGGTCCCCTGTCATTTGCAGGGTACGGTTGAGCCGGGTGCTGGCGCCTACGATTTCATCAAGGGACGTGCCGCTGTATAACCCGACCCGACGCAGCCCTTCCAAATTCTCGACCGTAATCCCGCTCTGTGTGTTGAGATCCTTCAGGTGTGATGCGGACGTAACGACGCTTGCAATCAGTTGACCAAACGACTTCGCGGCCAACACCACAGCGTTGCCAAGCTGGGTGCCGATGGCGGTACCGGCGATGATGTTCTGCTGGGTGAGGTTCTTCGCGAACTTCTGCGCTTCGTACTCAGCCTTGGTCAGCCCCTTGGTGTACTCAGAGAAATCAAGGCCGAGGCGTACGAAAAAGCTCCCTGCAGTATTTCCCATACCTTACCTCTCCTTCATTTGCGAGGGGCGAACCCGAAGTACGCCGGAGCGTCCTCCGGGGCCAACTCGGCGCCGTCATCTTCTTCCGGGTCGAACATATAGTCCACCAGTCGTGAATCTGTGTTGCTTCCCATCACCTGCACTATCTTCAGCGCGATCTGTGCAAGGTACAGCTCCACCCTACGCATGGGCAGCGCTGTACGCCGGGCATACCGTTGCCACAGGTCGAACTCGACGGCAGTCATCTCGCGGCTAAGCTCCTCGACTGTCTTGCCAAGGTTGAGCGCCAACTCCATCAGGAAGAGCTGGCGCGGGGTCAGTTTCCCTCGGGTGTGACCTCCGCCTTGGTCGGCTCGTTCAACGCATTCCAGGCGTCGTTGAGCTGGCGGCTGATCCCTGGCGCGGTATCCGCAAGCCCTGCCATCAGCTCGCCCATCTCGGCGTCGTTGTCGGCGTCGAACAGCAGCTCCCCAGCCTCGTCCCGCACGAGCCGGGCTATTGACCGCGCAAGGAACAACGAGTCAGTCTTGATCTTCGACCGCGCGTCGCCCTCAAGGTCGTCTGTGTCCGCCCGCATCAGCGAGTCACGAATCTCGCCCAGGGTCTGCGGTCGCAGGTACACCAACCCGCTCCAGCCCTCGAGCTGAAGCGGGTGGATCTGTACCTTGGAGGCGCGCAGGTTCTTCAGGAACTGTTCACGATTCACGCATCATCCCTTTCAGACTGGAGTGTAGTCGAAACGCGGCCCGGTGTTGCGCAGCGTCATTGACCCGCTCCATAAACCGCCCTTACCAACTTGCTCGCTGGTCTGCTGCACGAACCCGAGCTGCACCATCGACCCGCCGCTGTTGGGCAGCACGACCTTGACGGCCATGAGATCGCCGCTGCGATAGAAGAGGTCGAGCGCAGTCTGGATCGTGGTGCGCGGCGCGAAGTTGTAGTCGAGCTTGGTCGTGCCGAAGTCCGGCAGTCCGATCTCGTATTCCTTCGCCGTCGAGCACAGCGACTCTGCGTCGATCTCCGGCGACGTTCCGCCTGAGCGGTTGTAGCCGGTGAGCTCGCAGAAGTTCGAGAACGAGGCCTCGTCCAACTTGCCCCCACCGGTCCACGTGCCCCACCCGGTGCTGTCGGTGTCCACGAGCTTGAACTGCGACGCTGACACATAGTCAACGATGTAAGCGTTGTCGTTGACCTCCGTCATGCCGACAACACCGCGGATGTAGCAGACG